ACACCAGAATCAAAACTCACGGTGAATGTCACTGGGGCTCGAAACCCAAACAACAATGGTATACTCGTTACAAACCTTACCGATGCCGATGCCGATCAGGATGCCATTATAAGCACACGTGTACGTGAAGATGCTGGTGATGCTTTTGCAACGTACATGATTGATAATAATGGAAGTTATGAAGGTTGGTCAGTGGGTGTTGATAACAGAAACAATCAACGTGACTTTAGAATTACAAATAATGTATTCGCTGTTTCAAATGTTGCGACAACAGCTGTATTCATAGATGGTTCATCGAGAAATATTGGTATAGGTACAGATCAACCGAGAGGTGCCCTCGAAGTAAATGGAAAACTTGTCATTGGAAATGAACTATACTTTGGTGGTGTAGATAGCGATGAGTATGGAAACACATTTATGCGTGAAAGGTTGTATGATCCAGATGGTAAATCAGAGCTTGTTATTGTCAAAGCCAATGAAGGTCAACTTTCAGGTGTAACTGGTCCTGATAGAATTCGTAGTATCGCACCACTTCACGTATTTCAAACATATGATAGTACGGGTCTAAGTATAAATGAAACTGAAACACTTGTAACAAATGAACCAGGTGCTGGTGCGTTACTTGTAATAAATAAGGATCGTGTACTCGTAGGTACAAGTGAAGATCCCGGTGGCAATTCTCGACTTTACATCAATGGTGGTTTTGCATTCGCTTCAGGTTCTAAAATCGAAACAGGTGTAATGGATATTTTCTCAACTACTACAGCGGGTGGTACAGGTATTATTGACAATTTATCTTCAAATCTCGTTTTCAGACAGAGTGGAGATGAATATGCTCGATTTACAAATACTTCATTCATTGGTATAGGTACATCAACACCTTCTACAAATGTTCACATTTATTCACCACTCACAACAAGCAATGATATTCTCAAATTGGAGAGTCCATCTCCGGCGTTAAGTCTCAAACACAATGGTATTGTGTTAAATACTGACAGCGGATTTGGTGGTTATGTGAGAGGGTATCAACAAAAATCAAATGGCACAGCGGGTCTTGTATTGGGTTCTTCAAATAACAATGTCCTTAGTAATGTATTGTATATTACCGAAACAAGTAATGTCGGTATAGGTACATCAACGGCAAGTTCAAAATTACATGTGTACAACGGCATCACGCGATTTGAACATACAACGAGTAACGCCATGATAGAACTGAAGACAACTGCTGGTACTTCAAATATTCTTTCGGATACAAATGGTAATGTATATATTCAACCCTATAATTCAAATACTTTCATTCGAGGTGATTTGGATATTTCTGGTGATATCAGGGTTGAAGGTCGTATCGATCTCGGTGAAGAAGTAGGTATTAACTTGGGTGGATCCGAGCCACAAGCACCCCTTCATGTAGGTGGAGGTATTATCACAAACTCTGACGCAGTTTCATGTAAAAAATATTCAAATGCATTCGTAGTTGATACAGGAACTGCAAACCAAGCTAAGGATGTTCAATTGATATTTGGACCGGGTGCCTTTTACGCAAAGATTGTCGCCATGTTACGAAGAATTGACAACTCAACTGTAAATGACATGAGTACATTGGTTCTCGAAATACAAGGTGGTACCGGTGATGGAACAGCCCCAGATAACACATTGACATTGGGTACAAAGAATATGTTTAGTGGTGTCACGAATAATTATCCATGGAATCCAAATGTGACTCTTGGTAAAAGGGGTATAAGTATTAAACCACTTGTGTTGGATACACAATCGGAGACACGAGAATATGCGTATGATATTTATGTTGAACTGATGACAGCATGCGGTGGTAAACTTCAAAAAATTACAAGAAACCTGATCGACAACGCAGATCTCGATGACGGTGATGGTGGTGGAGTCACACAAAAGTCTTTTACATACTAATTAATTTTACCTAATGGGGTGTAAAGTCCCAAAGGTAGAATTAAAATTCAATTTACGCCCTGATGGAATCAGAGACGGCTAAGAAAAGAACGCCGACAATGAAAGCCATGACGACGTAATTACATTCAGTTTCCTCGAGGCCAACCACAGGCTTTGCTTCTTCAGCCTTGGGTTTAACAACAGGTTGCTGTTGTCTGGCCGGAGGTTCGAGATCCTCCAAAGGACAGTAGCCTATCATTTATACTGTACTTAGAGATTAATTTCTGTCTTCTTCTTTTTGCGACCCCTCTTAGACTTGGCGGATTCAACATTGACTTCCTTCACTTCACCACCTGTGGATTCTCCTGAAATAGAGACAATGTCTGATACATCATCGTCATCATCTTGTTCAGTCACTGGCACTTGTACAGTTGTATTCATTGGTGGTGGTGGGGGCATCATGACACCACCCATTAGGCTTGAGATGTCAATACCAGGACCTTGCATTTCATATTGACCGGTGCCACCCACTGGAGCCGCATCAGCTGGACCAGATGGTGCGCGAGTTGTATTTTGTACAGCGGCCATCATATTCTTGACAAGGTCTGGGTTTTGTTTGAGGACATCATTCATATTTGGAAGGGCACTCTTAAACATGGAGTTTGTAAGGTGGAACATCATCGCTGAACCACCCAACATCATGATGAGCTTGACTTCCGGAGCAACATTGACCTTGCTTCTGTACTTTACGTAAAGCTCTTCAAACACACCATCATAGTCATCCACATTCTCCATCACGGATTCGGACCAACCTTCGAGTTGAATCTCGAATGGATTGTACCTTTTATTGAGGAACTCCAAGCCAGTTACACAGGCGACCAACATACGTCGAGAGAAGCGAATGGATTGTTCAACATCGATACTGTAGGTAATCCGTTTGACTTCAGTTCGAAGATCTTCAACACTGGAATAGGCATTGAGTCTCTTATTCACAGCAAATCCCTTCTTCTCGAGGCGCCCCAATTTATTGAGGAGATCACTCTTTTCTTCATCTATGGAGCTGTATCCCTTAGAAGGTCTTTCTTCTTGCATCCCCATTTCGGGGCCATCATCGGCGTCATCAAAGAACATTGGTTCATCTTCACCATAGTCAATTTCTTCATCTTGGTGTGGAGGGCTCGGAGCTGATTGTTTATTTGGATTCACAAAAGCATCCATTGCTTCTTGTTGTTGTGGTGGGGGTGGGCGACGCACTTGCTGTGGTTGGGGTCGTCGCACAGGCTGAGGACGCGAGGTTGAAATCTCAATTTCATCCATCAGGGCCTGTTCGTCGGCGTCCAGTTTCATCACAGTAGCACTCCCACGATCTAAGACAATTTCTTCGTCCATCTACTCTCTAATAGGAAAGTATTAAATAACCTTTAACGCACTTTAGAAAAAATTATATATGTACATTATAAATGTTGAACCTCAACCGTGCCAACCGAAATGCCATCATCTCCATTGTTGCTCTGATCGTTTTGATCTTTGTGCTTGGTATGTTGAAAAACACCAGCAAGTACCAACCCAGACCAATCACCATTAAGGCGATTAATGAACAATCTATCTTTGACCTCGAACACCGCATTGAATGTGCTCCTGGTCACACCAGCGAAGGGAGCACATACACCAAGAGCCTCACTCCAGGTGGTCTCTGTGCATCCGAAAAGCTTGTCGCGGAACAAGCGGGTGGCTATGAAATCGAGGACGGAATTGGTGGATCTTTAATCTAAGCTAATACTAAATGGCTTTGATCACTTCGCCCACTGAGACTATTCCAGATCTCAACTATGAGTATCACACTGTAACGATTGATTCAATTGGTCAAGACAGTGCGAATACTTTTACTTCTTACCTTCAACAACCCATCAAAAATGTGGTTCAGGCGAGACTCCTTGCGGCACACATTCATTCGAATGTCTCTACAGAACATTGCTACGTCTCCATCGATGAATTAGATTCCATCTTCAATGACAGATCTTCAAATGTTCTCAGTGGCCAAGCCTCTATGAGTGTTCTCAGAAACTCATTTGCCAGTCTTGTGACAGATGACACTGAACTTATCACATTCAAAGACAACTATCCAATTGTTACCCAATATATTGATCCAATCAGAAGAATAGATAGATTCAATGTAACTATTCGAAACCAAGATGGAAATACTATCCAAAATCCAGATACACCTGGAAATAACTTTTTAGTTCTTAGATTTGTGTGTAGAAAACCAAACTTGTAATTTTCTCCCTTTAATGTAGTAAACGATGTCTGCAGGTATTGTTCAATTAGTGTCTATTGGTGCTCAGGACGAGTACATTATGGGCAATCCGGAAATATCGTTTTTTTCATCTACATTCAAAAGACATGCGAATTTTTCACAGTCCATTGAAAAACAAACTATACGTGGTGATGTGAAAAATAATTCAATGTCAAGTGTCCAGATTGAAAAAACTGGTGATCTCTTGGGCTACATGTATTTTACACTTGATGATAATACACAGTCCCTCGATGTTCAGTTTTGGAACACTATCATAGATAAAGTTGAACTTCTCATTGGAGGTTCAGTTATAGATACTCAAGATGCAATTTTTACAGAAAAGATTGCCATTGATACTTTTGCCCAAAATGTATCGAAGAGTGCAAATGGTACACATCCAGGTGTGAGCGCTCGTTCATACTTTTACCCACTTCGCTTCTTCTTTTGCGAGGGACCTCAATGTGCACTTCCATTGGTTGCCCTCAACTATCATAATGTTGAGTTGAGAATTAACTGGGGACCCCAAGCTGCAAACTATAATGTTGAACTTTTCGCAAACTATTACTACTTAGACAATGAAGAGAGGGGTAACATTGCAACAAGAAAGCATGATCTTCTTATTACCCAAGTCCAAAAAACTATTCCATCATATGAACTTGTTCAGGAGTTGACATTTAACCACCCAGTGAAGTATCTGGCCTCGTCGGATACAACAACCGAAGGTGCTTTGACTTCTACAAGGAACAAGGTAAAGTTGAACATAAACGGTCTTGATGTAGGTAACTATAGATGGGGTAAACCTCACTACATTGATGTGATGAACTATTATCACACAAACTTCGTGACTTCTCCAGATTTCTTCCTTTATTGTTTTTGTTTGTCAACCAGTTCACTCCAACCAACTGGAACACTTAACTTCAGTCGCCTCGATTCCGTAAAAATCATGAGCGAAAGTATGCCTATTAATGACCCAATTTATGCAGTCAACTATAACATACTTAGAATAGAGAATGGAATGGCAGGCCTCCTTTACGCAAATTAATTTACCCTCCTATATTAAATGGTCAAGAACTTACCTACAGTAGAGAGATCTACCAGGATTAGGTTTGGTAAGAACTGTAAAGATGACCAGGCGGACAATACAATTGTGTTCAACGCGAGTAATGTCGAGATCAACGCGGATTATGCAGGTTCCGTGTACATGACACCACTTCGAATACGTGAAGATCTTGGTGATCGAAATATTACAGTACTCGCGTATAACCAACTTACTAAAGAAGTCATGGACTCTGGTGCAATTGCCGAAGATATTCTTGATTTCAATTTAGAAGCTGCTGTAATTAATGGAAATGTAACTGGTAATACTACATCATTTAACAACACAATTACTTCAATCACAACACTTTCAAATGTTGGTATAGCCAACGGTTCGCCAATTCATACACTTGATATTGGTACAAACGTGGCGATAGATGTTGTGGGATCAAATGTTGTTTCAGTACTTGGCGGAAATGTTTACATTCAAAAGGATCTTATTGTTGATGGTAACGCCCAAATTAATGGTGTCGTGACTGTCGTCAACACCGAGAATCTTTCAATTACAGACGCAATTGTAGAGTTGGGAAGAAACAATACATCTGGAGACGCCACTCTGGATTTGGGACTTCTCATGAACAGACCTGAATCAAATGTTGTCATTGGGTTTAGAGAAGGGACGGATGAAATTGTTTTGGGCTACACAGAAAGTGGCGCCACAAGCAAAACATTTAGTCCCAAGACCGATGAAGACATTGATGTGCATGTTTATGGTAGAGTACTCACCGAAGCTAATGTTGGTATTATAAATACAAGTCCCATTCACACACTCGATGTGGGATCAAACTTATATGTCGATGAGTTTGGTTCAAATATTTTGGTTGTGCGAGGGAATACAAATGTCACGGGTGATTTGACAGTTGATACAAATACACTTTTTGTTGACTCTGTCGAAAACAAAGTTGGTGTTAAGACTGTCGATCCCCATGCAGAACTTCACGTTGTGGGGAACGCCTATGTGAGTTCAAACTTGACTGTGGATGTGGATACCCTTCACGTGGATACAGTGGCCGACCATGTGGGTATTAACACCAAAAATCCAGATGCGGAACTCCACGTTGTCGGGAATGCCTACGTGAGTTCTAACCTGACTGTGGATGTAGACACGTTCCATGTAGACACGGTGGCTGATCATGTGGGTATTAACACCAAGGAGCCTGCAGCCAGCCTTCACGTTGTGGGGAATGCCTATGTGAGTTCTAATCTGACTGTGGATGTGGATACCCTTCACGTTGATACGGTGGCGGACCATGTGGGTATTAACACCAGAAACCCAGATGCGGAACTTCACGTTGTCGGGAATGCCTATGTGAGTTCTAACCTGACTGTGGATGTAGATACCCTTCACGTTGATGCTTTAACTCATTCAGTTGGTATTGAGACCAATGAACCCGCAGCTAACCTACATGTTGTGGGAAATGTCTACGTGAGTTCTAACCTGACTGTGGACACGGACACCTTCCATGTGGATGTAGAGTCGGACCACGTGGGTATTAACACCAGAAACCCCGATGCGGAACTCCATGTTGTTGGTAATGCCTATGTGACTTCAAACCTCACCGTGGACGCGGACACCTTCCACGTGGATGTAGAGGCGGACCACGTGGGTATTAACACTAAAAATCCGGATGCGGAACTCCATGTTGTCGGTAATGCCTATGTGAGTTCTAACC